AGCTTTACAATCGTATGCGGTCGAGCAAATGGGTCGTAGACGCAGAGACGAATACCAAGATGGTGTTATTCGTACTCCTTTGCAATCACCATCACCATAATAAGGAGATAATAAATGGCAAACATAGTACCAAATGCATTTAAAGGTGAATTACTTTCTGGCACGCATAATTTTGCAAGTGGTGGAAATACATTTAAATTAGCTTTGTACACGTCTAATCCATACTCAACATCAAGCACAGCGTACTTAACTTCCAATGAAGTAAGTTCAGGTGGTAGTAGTGGCTATACAACTACTGGTTTACCTTTACAAAACCAATCAGTTACAACAGGTGCCACATCTTTTGTTGATTTTGATGATTTAACATTCTCTAGTGCAACATTCTCAGCAGCTTTTGGTGCAATATACAATGACACCAATAGTGATAAGTTATGTGTTGTTTTAGATTTTGGTGGAACAAAGACTGCTACAAACGGAGACTTTAAAATAGTATTTCCAGCTACTGGAACACCAGCTGATGCTATTATAAGTTTAGCATCGTAATAGGAGAAAAAATAAATGGCGTTTAAGTTAAACGACAGAGTAAAAGAAACTAGTACAACTACAGGAACAGGTGCGTTTACACTTGCCGGTGCAGTAACAGGTTTTGAAACTTTTTCTGCAGGTATTGGTGGAAGCAACACTACATACTATTGTATATTTCTTACTGGAACTGCAGAGTTTGAAGTTGGTTTTGGAACTTTAAATTCAGGGGCAAGCACATTAACTAGAACTTACATTATCTCGAGTTCTAATAGTGATGCTGCTGTAAACTTTTCTGCAGGAACTAAAGAAGTATTTTGTACAGTGCCTGGTGCAAAGATAGGTTTACCTACACCAGAAGAGTATGGTTCATCATCAGCACCAAAAGTTATCACGGTTACAGTAGCCGCTAAATCAGGTAATCATCCATATGAAAGTGCGGGAGGGGCATCAGCTAATGCTTATTATTTTGATGGATTAGAATCTCCAGCAATAACATTATCTGGAGCAGATTCATCGTATCCATATTATTATAGATTTGATCAATCTGATTCTACTAACTCAAGTCACCCTTTAAGATTTTATTTAGAAGCAGATAAATCTACAGCATATACAACTAACGTAACTACAAATGGTACAGCTGGATCATCTGGTGCATACACACAAATAGCTGTGGATGAAAACACACCTAATATTTTATACTATCAGTGTTCATCTCATGCATATATGGGTAATTTTGTTAATGTTGTATCTAATAAAATTAATTCTAATTTAACTACAATTGGTGAGGTCATTGTTGGATCTAAATTAAAGATGCCAACAAACACAGCTAACAAAATATTAGTTGCAGATGGCACATCATTTGAGGAAGTTGATATATCTGGGGATGCAACAATAGCATCTGGCGGAGCTTTAACACTAGCCAACTCTGGAGTATCAGCAGCTAGTTATACAAATTCATCAATCACAGTAGATGCGAAAGGAAGAGTAACAGCAGCGTCTAGTGGATCTGCAGGAATATCAGCAGGATTTGCGGTTGCAATGGCAATCGCCTTATAGTAAAGGAGTAATATGGCACAAGATTTTGAAAGATACGGAGACCAGGATGTAGGAACATCAGCAGTTGCTATTCATACTAGTAACTCAGATGATGCAATCATCTCTATCCGTTTAGCAAACACAACTACATCAACAATAAGTGCAAGTGTGTTCATTACATCATCAGTAACAGGTGGTTCTCAGGACCACTATTTAATTAAAAATGCACCAATTGTCAGCGGCGGATCGTTAGAGCTGATAGACGGTGGAAGTAAAATAGTAATTGAATCGGGAGACGTGGTAAAAGCACAATCCGACACGGCAAGTTCTTTAAGTGTTTGGATGTCTGTTGTCGATGCAATTAGTACGTAAGGAGATTCATGGCCTATTTAGGAAACGCACCAGCAAGAAGTTTCATAAGCTTTGAGAGACAAGTATTTACAATCGTAAACTCTCAAACTGCATATACTTTGGATCATTCCGTAAATAACGAAAATGATATCCGGCTAGTAGTGAACAATGTTGTTCAAGAGCCAGGATCAGGTAAAGCATACACTGCATCGGGCACAACCCTGACGCTATCAGCAGCATTGGTTAATGGTACGGACGAAATGTATTGTGTGTTCTTAGGTAGAGCTGTTGCAACAAATAAACCTGGTGCAGGATCAGTGGGAACTACAGAATTAACAAGCGACGCTGTTACAACAGCTAAAATTACAGATTTAAATGTGACAACTGCAAAAATTGCAGCAGACGCAATAACAGAAGCTAAAATTGCAGATGGTGCTGTTGAAAATGAACATCTAAATGTAAATGTTATTACTGGACAAACAGCGGAAACCTCAATTGCAACTGACGACACAATTTTAATTCATGATACTTCTGCCTCTGCACTTAGAAAAATGACTAGAGCTAATTTTGTATCTGGATTAGGTGGTATGGTTTTATTAGATACTCAAAGTGTAACTTCTGGAACTATTGCAAATATTCAAACTGGAGCAATTTTTAGTGCTACTTACAATAGTTATAGAATTATGTTTGATCAATTTAAATTTAGTTCGCCATCAGCTTTATATTTTCAATTAGCAACTTCTAGTGGCGTAGTAACTGGCTATCAAAGAAATACTATTGGATTAAGAGGAAGTAATAACCAAGATACTTATGATTCAAGTGATAGTTCAATAAAATTATTTGGTGATGATAGTAGTAATGATTATAAATCAAACTCTAATCAGGGAATGCCATCAGGATATATTGATGTATTTAATCCTTATACAGCAGGGAATACTCACATAATTTCAAAATTAAATTTTGGAAACGCAACTGATAATGCAGCACAACAAGCTCATACTCTTGCTATAAAAATTGATACTACATCATACGACAGATTTAAAATTGGTCTTAGTAATGGATCAATAGAAGCAACAACAAAAGTAAGAACATATGGATTTAATATATAATGACTAAAATTTTATTTGAAGGTGTTATTAGAGATATGACACCAGCTGAAGAAAAAGAACACAACGATTTTCGTGCTGAAGTAGCCTCTAGACAATATGAAGGTGAATTAGAACAGTTAAGAAAAAAAAGAAATAAATTACTTTTAGAATGTGATTGGATAGAATTAAATAATGCTCCATTAACAGATTTACAAAAAGATGAGTGGAGAGCATATAGAACTGAATTAAGAGATTTAACAAATGGACTTACAACAGCAGATGAAGTAATTGCAAAAAACTTTCCAACAAAACCAGGCGAGGAGGAATAATAAATGGCATTAACTAGATTAGGACTAAATCAATCAGTAAACTTAGCAAGCAATGTTACAGGAACATTGCCCGTTGCTAATGGTGGAACAGCTATAACATCAGGATTTGTAAATGGTGGAGGTGTTACTGAAGCTGATCTATGGAGATTAACATCATCATTAAATTCAAATGCTGATCCAATATCATCTAATTTAGAGAGAGTAGATGATGCTTCTTTTGAAAAAATTGGAACTGGTATGAGTGTAAGTTCTGGTATTTGGACTTTTCCGTCAACAGGTATTTATCAAGTAACTTTTAATTTATCTTACGAATTTAATAATGATAACGCAAATGCTAATATTTATGTAACACAAAATGATTCAAGCTATGATTTGGTTGCATGGAAACCTACTGGAATGGATAGTAATCATAATGCAAACGGTGTTTCAGAAACTTTTGTAGATGTAACAGATGTTTCTAATGTAAAAGTAAAATTTACAACAAGTGGTATGGCAGGAGGTAGTGCTACTATTCTAAAAGGAGGCACAGATGATACTCTTACTTCTTTTAAATTTATAAGAGTAGGAGCTACATAAAATGGATAAAGATTATTTACAATTAGCTTTACTTTCTTTTAATACAGGTAAATCTCAATGGTATGGGTTTAAAAAAAATTTTACTGGAGAAAAAAGAATGTCTTATGAAAATGTAATTTTAAATGACAATACAGCCACTATGCCAACAGAGGCAGAAGTGAACGCAAAAATACAAGAAATTAAAGACGCTGATACAACAAGTGAAAATGATAAGTTATCTGGTAAACAAAAACTCAAAGATCTAGGATTAACTGATGCTGAAATAAAAGCATTAACAGGAGCATAAAAATTTGAATTATGGGTAAAACCATAATATAAAGAATAAGGAGGAATATATGGCTTACGTTGGAAAAGTTCCGCTCACAGGAGCGTATCAGATTTTAGACGACATATCTTCGGGCTTTAATGGATCTACGGCTACGTTTAACTTAACTACAAGTGGAACAGCTGTGTCTCCAGAAACAGAAGCATCCGTAATTATATCTGTCTCAGGTGTTGTACAACAACCGATAAGTGCGTTTAC